AGCATTCGAGAACGCCCCGTCCGCGGTAAAAAGAACCTCTCGAACCTGGTCGAGGTCATCTCGTTTGAGTGGCTGAAGTGGCTGCGCCGGCCGAAGGTCTTCGAACCCGTAGGGCGAGAGCCGATAGGGGGACATTTGGTCGCCCCCACGGATATTAGATTAGAAGATGATGGCGGTAACGCCAGCAATCATGCGGCGGCGCCTGCGACCGCGGCGCAGCCGCTAAGCGGGCAGCCGAACAAGGAAGCAATCGAATTTGCGGCCGAGCTCGCGAATATCAGCGGGTACCGGCAGGCGGCGGTGCCGGAATCGTGGCGAGATGCCGATCCGCCGCAGGTCGTCCAGGTCTGGATCGACGAACTAGCCGGGAGCAATCGGCGGCCGGTCGATGCCTTGCGATCGCTCGCGATGAGGGTCATGCGGCGAAAACGACTGCACGACGCCTCGCCGCCGTACTCGCCGCGCTACTTTTCCGCTGAGGTCAAAAGACTCGCGGCACGCTCACACATGCAGTCTAGGCGAAACTCATTGAATCGCGCCGCGTGATCGGCGCGAATTTTTGAGTCCTGAGAGTCAGATGACCAAGGATGTGCAGAACGTGACGGGAGAAGCCGACGACGGCTCATTGCCTCTGCTCGACCGCAAGCGCGAAATCTTCGCGCGAGCATTATTCGAAGGGATCGAGCTCGGCGCAGCCTACGAGCTTGCCGGGTTCAAGCGTCCGCGCGGCAACGCCAATCGGATGGAACGCGAGCCCCTGATTCAGGCGCGGCTGAATTTCCTGCGGCGCGAACTCGACGAGGCGGACCTGAACATGCGCTCGGCGCGCCGTCATCAGTTGCGCCAGCAGCTCACGCAAATCGCAACAGCCGATCGCCTTGGACTCTTTGAGGAAGTCAAAATCAGGAAGACGGTGGGGCGCGGGCGTAATGCGCGCACGGTGACGCTACGCCGGCTGCAAATGATGCCGCTCGCGGATTTGACGCCCGAGCAACGCGCGCTCGTTGAGGGCGTCGAAAGCGACGGTTTGCGACCGGCGATGCCACCGAAACTCGGCGCGCTGGCGCAACTCGCCAAGCTCGATGGTCTGGATCAGCCGTTCAAATTCAGCGGAGAATTGAGTGTCCAAGAAAAGCACGATGCGACCGATTGGACACGCGAAGAGCTGCTGCAAGTTCTCAACGAGAGCGGCGTAAAGGGTCGCAAGCTGTGACGGTTAAACCGAAATTCAGCGAAGCGGCTGAGCCGGCCTCCGAGCGCGTGCCATGGTCGCGATCGGCCATGACCCCTCACCGAGCGGCCGCTGAACTGCTGCGCCGCCAGGACGCGCAGCGCGATCTCATTGCATTCACCGAATACACGTTCTCACGCTATCGAGCCGCGCGCCATCATCGACTGATTGCAGGCCAGCTTGAACGATTGCTGACCGGCGAGGTCGATCGCCTTATGCTGCTGGTGCCGCCGCGGCATGGCAAATCCGAACTCGCGTCGCGGCGCTTCCCGGCCTTTTATCTCGGCTACCATCCTGACCGCCAATTTCTGTCGGTGTCGGCGACCGCCGACCTCGCCGCCGATTTTGGCCGTGACGTTCGCAATCTGATCAGCGGTGCGGAATACGGATCACTGTTCGAGACCGTACTCGCCCCGGACAGCCACGCTAAGGGCAAGTGGCACACGTCGGCCGGCGGCTTGTATTACTCAGTAGGCATTGGCGGCGCCGTGCTTGGTCGCGGCGCCCACGTCATGCTGATCGACGACCCGTTCGCCTCGATGGAAGAGGCGCTTTCGGAGGTGACCCGCAAGACCGTGTGGGATTGGTACACGGGCACCGCCTATAACCGGCTGATGCCAGGGGGTTCGATCGTGGTGATCAATCACCGCATGCACGAGGATGACTTGGCGGGACGGCTCCTCGCTCAGCAGGCGGCCGGCGGCGATCGATGGGAAGTGGTTGAGCTGCCGGCAATCGACGAAGAAGGCGCGGCGCTGTGGCCGGAGGCCTACCCGATCGCTGCGCTTGAACGGTTTCGGCGGAACACGCAGCCGCGATTCTGGTCAGCGCTTTATCAGCAGCGACCTTCGCCGGAGACCGGCGATTTCTTCAAAGCGGATTGGCTGCGGCCGTATACGACTGCGCCGGATAGAAAGACGCTTCCAGTCTATGGCGGCTCGGATTTCGCGGTGACGGCGGATGGCGGCGACTATACCTGCCACGTCGTCATCGGGATTGATGCAGAGGAAAAGCCGTGGTTGCTCGATCTGTGGCGAGCCCAGACGGCCTCCGACAAATGGGTCGAGGTCTGGTGCGATCTCGTCAAGAAGTGGAAGCCGTACGGCTGGGCCTTCGAACAGGGGCAGATCAAATCCGGCGTCGGGCCGTTCCTGGAAAAGCGTGCCCGCGAACGCAAGACCTGGACCGCGATCGAGACGTTTCCGACCCGCGGCGACAAGGCGGTGAGGGCGCAATCGATGCGTGGCCGCATGGCGATGATGGGCCTGCAGGTCCCGATCCGGGAGCCGTGGTACGCCGACTTGCGCGCGGAACTTCTCTCGTTTCCCGCCGGCAAACACGATGATCAGGTCGACGCGCTAGGGCTGGTCGGGCAGCTGCTTGATAAGATGGCTGGCGGGCCGATTCTAAAAGACGAAATCAAAACTCATTTGCCCAAGGACTCCTACACGCCGAGGGAAGAGCCGCGCAATGAGAGCGATTCCGTTCTCCTCCTCTGAGGCGAAGTCGGCAGTGGGCCAGCCAATTTAGACGGTAGCGACACAGTTTGAATTTCGGGGCCTCTTGACCGAGCGTTGCGAGCTGGCAATTCACGCCGTATCTTTCCGGGCATGGCAAGGGGCAATGACGGCCACCAAATGCAGAGTTCCTCCTACCCTAGGCAGGAGGGACAAGATCGGGTGCATTTTGCCCTTGGGACCAGCACTGCTAGACCTGCCCGTGGATATTGGGCCGCTCGTGCGGGCTTATCGAATGACTGGCAGATTGAAGAGGCTATTGCTGGTTTGACAGATGCTAAAGAAATTCAAGCGACCCTGATCAAGCTAGTGGGCTATGATTGCGCTCGCGATTACATGACGTATTACAAGATAGGTTGGAAATGCTAATGCCCCGGACCCACTACCGCGAAGTCTTGAAACTTCACTCGCTCGATTGGTAGAGCGAGATCTCGGCAATCGAATCGTTCATGCACCTCGCGAGCGTGCGCGCTACCTTGTGGGCCTCTTCGAGGGTCGTTGACGGACGCAGGGTGAAGCCGATTTGCAGATCGCTGCCGTTCGTCCCGATGATCTTGAGAGAAACGCCCGCGGGCTCTGTGGCAATCCACGGCGATCCGTCTTCTCTTTCCTTGACGGTGTACCGGTACTGGCCACGTTGAGGTTCGACGCCACTCAAATTCAAAGGAATCGTCTTTCTTTCCATGAGCCGTGCGTAGCGGCAAGCCGCTTGGGCGGCAAGGCCATTTTTGGGATGGCTGTGGACGGCTGGCTCCCGCGCTAGCTATGCTGCGCGACGATTGGCGCCTCCGACGCGAGCGGCTGGTGCGCTTTGCACCCGGCCGCTACCCTCCCCGGAAACGGTCGAGTCAGTTTTGGAGGAAATCTTATGTCGTCTGCCGCCGTCGTAGTTGCCGATGAGCGCCGCACTTCGATCATAGCGCTGAGTGGCCGCGTTGCTGCTATACTCGCTGTGCTCGGCCTGATCGTCGGTGCCTGGGAGAATTTTCTACCGCCTGTGTCGCCAGATCCCAAGATGTGCGATCCGCCTCCGATCGAGTTACCCCACAACGACGCGGACTCGCAGGGTCAAATGCCGAGCGAACACATCATCGCGCGGCCCCCAAGTCCTCAAGCCCTATGGTTGGGTTGCGAGCCGAATCCAAGTTCGTATCGCATCACCGTAATCGGTCGGCCATGAAGCCGAATGCCCGTTGGCTAACAAGCTGGGCCTATTGCCGGTTAAATTCGACGCCCGCGCCTCATGGGTGGCTCTGGCGGCGTTGATGGCGGCGCGCCTAGCCCTATTTCCTCCAAGAACGCGCTAGGGTCTCTATTTGCAAGCTCTTGAAGCCGCCTCGAATCCGCGGCTACCCGCCTCGTCTCCTCTAACGCAGCCTGTCGGCGCTCTGGCGAAGCAACATCTCCATGCCGGAGTTTCTTGGGCGGTGCTTTGCTGAACGTGGGGCCATTACGGGGGTGCTTGGTCATCGATCCTCCGATCGAGGAGAAGATGGTAGCGTCAAAAGGGACCACTTGAGAAAATCGAAAGGACCAGTGGCTTCGGGAAAGGGGCCAGTACCCGATAGAGGGCGACGATCTCCGCCCGGGTCATCTTGTCGGTGACGCGACCGCACACGGTTCAGTGGACCGTTCCCTTGTCGCGATCAATGTGCGGGACGAAATCCGCTGGCAAAACCGGGCGCTCGCCTGGTTTCGGTTCATTGCAGACCGGGCACGGCATGCCGGCGCCGCCGCATTGGCAGGCGTGTGGGTGACCGCTGCCCCATGATCGGTCGGGATGATCTTCGCAGACCCAGCGGGTATCCTGGCAGGTCTTGCACGTCATGACGACCAATCTTCTTCGTCGAGCCGCCGGACTGCCGGCGCCGCTGGGTTTTTGATCTTGAGCCAGTGCGGAGAACGGCCGGCGCGATACGGCGTGCCCAGTCGTTTCGACACGACACCCTCGCAGCCGAGCGCACAGGCGTGCTTGTAGATGATCGCGCCGTCGCCACCGAAATGCTCATTGAGCGCGATGCCCTCGTGGCGCAGCCGCAGAAGGCCGGCGAGGCGTCTCTTGCGCTCCTCGATCGGCTCACCGCGGGTGTCCTCCCCATTCACCTCCAAGAGGTCGAAGGCGCAGAGGACGGCGCGGGCGTTGGTGCCGTGGCCGCGGATCAAGTCAAACACCGCGAGTCCGTCATCGCCGCAAACGATCGCTTCGCCATCAATGACGCAAGATCGAACGGGCAACGCCTCGATCGCCGCCACGGCGAGCGGGAAGCCATCCAACATTGAGAACAGACGGGGAACACAAGTCAAGCCACCGACCGGCCGAGGCCTTAAAGGAAGGTGGCGCAAGAAAGCCTTAACCTTGCCATTTTTGCTTTTCGGCTTGTGACTTTCGGGACACAGCTTTCAAGCGCGTTCTCCGGTAAAAGGTGCCGCAATGGGGTCGACTGGGAGCATTGCGATGAAGCGCGTTTTATTGATCGCCGGAGCGTTCGCGCTCGTCGGTGTTGGCGAAGCTTTGGCCGCCGATTTGCCGCCAGCGGCGCCGCCGCCTCCGCGCGCGCCGGCTGCCTACGTTCCGCCGCCGGCCTACAACTGGTCGGGCTTTTACATCGGCGGCAATCTCGGAGCGGCCTGGACCAACGGCAACTTTTCCGATCCCGCTGGCAACACCTTTACAGGCGGCGGCACCAGCACCACCCAGTTCGTGGGAGGCGGCCAAGTCGGCGCGAATTACGAATTCTGGGGTGGCGCTGTTATCGGCGTCGAAGGCGATTTCGAGTGGTTGCCCAACACCAGCAATACCAGCAACAGCATCACAGATCTTGCCGGAAACACCGCGTCACTTACCGCCAACAATCGCTGGCTCACTACTGTGACCGGCCGCCTCGGTTATGCGTTCGACCGAGTGCTGATTTATGCCAAGGGCGGTGGCGCATGGGTCGGATCGAGCACACCCACCATTACTGTCAATGGGGTGCCATATACCACCACCATCAACAGCAACTGGGGTTGGACGGCCGGCGTCGGCGTCGAGTGGGCTTTCTGGGGAACTTGGTCGGTGAGAGCCGAGTACGATTATGTCGGGCTGCAGAATCAGAGCTTTACCGTTCCGGCGGCTGCACCCGGAATTTTCGGCGGCGATACGTTCACCGGTAACAACCGCAACATCGACTTGTTCCTCGTGGGCCTTAACTACAAATTCGGACCCTGGTGATCACTAAGGAAGTTGGGGGCGGCAACTAGGAGCATCGGAATGAAGCGCATCCTTTCGATCGCCGCAGCTTTGGCGCTCTTGGGTGGCAGCCAGGTCTTGGCGGCCGACCTTCCGCCTCCCGCCGCGCGGCCACCGGTCGCCTATGCTCCGCCACCACCGTTTAGCTGGACCGGCTTCTATCTCGGTATCAATGGCGGCTACGGGTTCGGGCAGAGCAGCTGGACCGATATCATTAACGGATCGACCGGCAACTTCAACACGTCAGGCTTCCTGATTGGTGGCACAATCGGCGGCAACTATCAGATTGGTTCGTTCGTGATCGGCGTCGAGGCCGATGGTGACTGGAACGACGCCAACGGCACCACGTTCAATGGGTCCTGCGCTGTTGTCGGATGTGAGACCAAGAGCGACTGGCTGGCGACGGTTCGCGGCCGCGCGGGCTTTGCCTGGGATCGCGTCCTCTTCTACGCCACCGGTGGTGCCGCTTTTGGCGACCTCCAAGCCGCGGCGGGAGGCTTCCCGTTCGCGAGCGCGACTCAGACTGGCTGGACCGTCGGCGGCGGAATTGAATGGGCCTTTGCGCCGAACTGGACCGCCAAAATTGAATACCTCTATGTTGATCTCGGCAACTTCACCTGTCCGTTCGCCAGCTGCGGTGCCATCAACGCAGCCGGTACCGTGACCGCGTCGGACACCGTTACGCTCACCGAGAACATTATCCGCGCTGGCATTAACTTCAAGTTCGGCAGCGGGTGGTGGTAGCGAGGAAATAGGCCCTTCAAGAGGGACCTGGGACACTCCGCCTTGAAGGTGGTTACAATCAAGGCTCGATGCCTGGTACCTCAAAGCGCGCCGCCGATGATCCCCGCTGGATCATCCAGTGTCTATTGTGGGCGCTAAAGCCGCTGAGCAATCTGCGCCGTTCGATCCCGCTCCCTTATGTGACGGTTTTTTTGATGGTGGCCCTCGAAGAGGGCAAAGGAGTCGGCGCCTATGCTCGTGACCTCGGCATTCATCGCTGGACGATGTCACGCTACCTTCGCGACATCGGCGAGCGAGCGCGCGGTGGAGGTCCGGGCCTAGGCCTCGTGACGGTTGAGCATTATTCCGATGACCCACGTCAGACTAAGGTACTTTTGACGGCCAAAGGACGTGCGTTAGCGGAAGAGGTCTTTCGGCAGATGCGCCGGATGGCCACACGATAGGGTGTTCCGAAAACCCTCCGACGACGAACTCGAAAAAGTCGAGTCCATTCAAGGGTCGCCAAATCTGTATCCGCGTGTTATCAGGTATGATCCCGCCGGCTTTAATCAGGCGGGAGGGTGCCACGGGGACAAAGGGCAAGGCGCAGCAACGCCGGGCAGCGACCGCAAAGCGGGTAGCGCTTTATCTTCGCGTCTCGACGGCTGATCAGACGACGGCCAATCAGCGGCGCGAATTGGAGCGGGTCGCTAAGCGCCACGGCTGGGCGGTGGCGAGCGTCTTCGAGGATGCGGGCATATCAGGCGCCAAGGGCCGCGACGAGCGCCCGGCGCTCGATGCGCTGCTCAAGGCGGTGGCGCGGCGCGAGGTCGACATGGTCGCGGCCTGGTCGGTCGATCGACTCGGGCGCTCGCTGACGGACCTACTCGACTTGCTGCGCGAACTGCACGCCAAGGGCGTTGACCTATTCCTGCACCAGCAGGGGCTCGATACCTCGACGCCCGGCGGCCGGGCAATGTTCCAGATGATGGGTGTGTTCGCCGAGTTCGAACGGGCGATGATCCGCGAGCGGGTGATGTCCGGCCTGGCGCGGGCGCGCGAGCAGGGAACGAAGCTGGGCCGCCCTCGGGTCGACGAAAAGAAGGAACAGGCGATCCGGCGAGCGCGTGCCAGCGGTAAGGGTATTCGGCGCATTGCCCGGGAGCTGGGCGTCGGCGTTGGCACGGTGCTGCGCGTGACCGTCGAGTCCGCGAGCCTAACAGGATAGCGGCTTGGGTACTGGCCAGGCCTGCACCGCGGCTTGCGAACGCACGACGACGCACGAATTTCCTGCTTACGGGAACGTTAGTGTTGCTTCTGTGCGATCAGGGAAGGTCGTGCGGAACCCGGCAGTACATCCGTGCGCGCGCCCGCACTTTCCCGCGTCTCCGTCGCCGCGCATGATGGCGGTGTTGCGGCCCGACTTGGGCAAATGCCGTTCTGTGACGCGCATCACCTTCTTCGAGGTGACCCGGCCCTATGGTGCTCGTAATTAGGCGCGGCTAGGCGGCACCCCCGTCCCCCGACACCCCAGCCGTCCGGTCTGACAAGCCTAAGTCCCCCTGACTTCGAGGCACCCCTCGAAGAGCCCTCCACCGGGCCTTCGAGGTTTTCTTTCTGTCGGGCGCAGCCGTCAACGTTAATCCTCGATCGCAATGGCGTGGCTGGTCGGCGCGTAATCGGCTCACGGCCGGGGGCAGTGCGTTTTGAGTACTGCGTTGCCCGACGCCTGCCCTGGGCCGCGTTTGCCATTTCGCGCGCCCGGGGTTCCTATTCGGGGCGTCAGAAATCCGATTAGCTGGCGCCGCCGCCAAGTTGGCTCGAAACGCTGCTGAACACGCTGGTCAGTTGCGTGCCAAGGCCATTCACCACCGCGATGATCGCTATCGAGATGCCGGCCGCGATCAGGCCGTATTCAATTGCGGTCGCGGCGGTATCGTCATTCACGAAACGCAAAACTAGCTTCGTCATCGGGGCCCCCGAGGGTGTCGCACCCGAGCAGACAGATGCTTATGCCCGACTTTCTGGCCGGTTAATCAGACGAATAAAGATGTGCAATTTCTATTGGTTCGTTCATCAGATAGATGCTTCCGCGTCACCCGCGGTCGT